ATGCGGCAATTCTCGAGATTCGCGATGGACTGAAAGAGGCCCGCCTTCACTGCGAATCGGACCTGATTTGCAGGCTATGGGAAACCGCCGAAGAAGTGCATGACGTGCCGATGGACCTGATTATGGGGAGGCCGCTCTCTCCATACCAACTCGCCGAATTCAAGAGGTACGTGAAGTCTCGATGACCAGCGAAGAGATTAAGGCGCGCGTCGCCATGCAACTGAGCGAGCGGGACTGGCTGCGGGAAATCGCCTACCAGCTCGCGCTGCTCAACGAAAAACAGGCACCCGTTCTTAGCCAATTGCAGCCGAAACCGCCCAAGAGGATCAACTAAATGTGGATTGGAACAGACACACTCGGCAATCCGTATTCGATAGTCATCGATGCGGCCAGTGGTGCGCTCATCACCACCCCCATGCCGGGCGTTTCGCCTTCGACGGGCGACAATTCCATCTCAGTTACGGCGCTCTCGCTGATCACCAGCGCATTGCGGCTCGTTGGCGTGCTGGCTACAGGCGAAACCATCGACACGGCTTCGGCCAACGATGCGCTGATGGTTTTCAATCAGATGCTCGATGCGTGGAACGCGGACCGGCTGACCATCTTTACCACGCGCGCCGATGATTACGCCCTCATTATCGGCCAGCAAAACTATACGCTCGGCACTGGCGGCGACTTCTCGACGAATCGTCCCGCGCGCATCGACAGCATGAGCGTTATCTTGACCTCGAACCCGGCCAACCCCATCGAAGTGCCGATTTCGATGTATTCGGTCGATGACTGGCAGACGCAGATACCAGTTAAGAGCGTTAGCGGCTCATTCCCGCTCGTCTGCTATGACGATGGAGGCTTCCCGCTGCGCACGCTGGCGGTCTGGCCGATCCCGTCGCAGACTAATAACCTCCGGATCTACAGTTGGCAGCCGCTAATTCTGGCCTCCACGCTCACGACGGCTGTTTCGATGCCTCCGGGCTACGCTGAGGCATTTCGCTACAACCTGGCCATCCGGCTGGCGCCCGAGTTCGATGCATCGCCGCGCGCCGATGTACAGACCTTTGCAGTTGAGTCGCTCGCGCGGCTCAAATCAATGAATGCGCCCGACCTCTCACTGCGCTCTGACGTGATGGCGGCCCCCGGCAACTACAACTGGCGCGCTGACATGTTCGGGCTGGGCTACTAAATATGCCCTTGGGGAGATTTGGCTTTGTGGGTCCCAGCTATACGGCTCACTCCGGCGCGATCGCGGACGAGGAATGCATAAACCTCTTCGCCGAGACGCTCGAATCGCAGGGCTCGCAGACGGCCAGCAAGGCGTATGGCGGGGCCAGCGCGCAGGCATTGCGCAGCTATTACGGCACGCCGGGGCTGCGTCTTGGAATGGACCCGTCGGCGATCACCACCACGCGCAATCGCATGAGGGGCATTATTGCCATGTCGCTGAGCAAGTTGGGGTTCGGCGGGCAGGCCTATGGAGTCTTGGGCGACACGGTAGGAGAGCTGTTCCCTATCGTGGATTCGCCATTTGGCTACACGGTCCAGTTTGCGGCAATACCGGGAACCACTGTGGTAGATGACGGCAAGCCCGTCTCCATGGCCTGCAATGGGCAGCAGATATTGATTGTGTCGGCAGGGCATGCTTACTGCCTAAATCTTCTCACCGCGCCGACATTCACCGATGTAACATCTCTTCTCCAGGGCACCCCGATTAAGGTTGAGGAATCCGACAGTTATTTCATCGTCACCTTCGACAACACTAATGAGTTTCAAATGTCGGCTCCGCTTGATGGGCTGACATGGCCCGGCCTGCAAGTCAACGCGGTAGAAGTTTTCCCTGAGAATATCGTCTCGATCATCACGAACCACCGCGAACTGTGGGTTATGGGCAGCCAGCATATCCAGCCCTACCAGAACACTGGCAGCGACAATGTCTTTGACGTGATTCCAGGCACGCTCATCGAGAAAGGCTGCGCGGCAACGTTTGCCCCCTGCCGGCTGGATAACTCAATCTTCTGGGTTGACGAGGACGAGCGCGGCGGGCGATCCGCATGGCGCTCCAATGGCTACACGCCTGTGCGCGTCTCGACTTATGCGGTAGAGGCTGATTTGGCCACCTATAGCGACATTTCCGGCATGACGACCTATGCCTATCAGGATGGCGGGCATCTGTTTTGGGTGCTCTACATCCCCGGCTCGCAATGGTCGTGGGTCTATGACGTGCCGGAAGGCCTCTGGCACAAGCGCGCATCATGGAGCAATGGGCAGTGGGGCCCGCATCATAGCTGGAACCACGTCTATGCATTCGGCAAGCATCTTGTCGGCGATTGGGCCAGCGGCAACCTGTACGAAATGGACCTCGGCCTTGTGGATGACAATGGGGCCGCGATTCGCCGCCTGCGCCGCGCGCCGACCGTCTCGGATGAGATGCAGTGGATTTACCACTCAGAACTAACGGTTGACATTGAGACAGGCTTAGGTCCGCAACCGCCGCTCACTGATGGCAACGGCAACCCGCGCGCACCGCAAGCCATGCTGCGCTGGAGCGATGACCGAGGCCGTACGTGGTCAAACGAGCACGTTGTCGATTGCGGCATGGCGGGCCAGTTCAAGGCGCGGGCCATCTGGCGCAGGCTGGGGCGCTCGCGCTATCGCGTTTACGAGCTATCGGTCAGCGATCCCATTCAGTGGGCAATCCTTGACGCATATCTCCGCACGGCGGGGCAGTGATGGCGCAGAAAACCCCTACATCCTTTACGGTTCCATCGACGCCGCTGATTGACCCGCAAACCGGGCAGACGGCATTTCAGTGGATCAAGTGGTTCCAGGGCGTGCAGCAGAGCATTGCCAATGTGCCCGCTGTCAGCTTCGGCACAGGCGTGCCGAGTGGCGCATCAACCGAGGGATACCTATTTTTCGACACGACCGGCAGCCCCTATCAGGGCTACGTGTTTCATGGGGGCTCATGGCAGCAGTTCAGCTAATGAAGCAGATTTGCAAGGTGCGCTGCGAGGAATTGCTTAATGCCAGCGATCTGCTTGCCGAGTACGCAGCGGAATGCTCCATCGCCGAGATTGGCGAAGTCTGCCCGCAAGCCGGGACATACGCAGCGCTTGAGCGGGCGGGCATCGTGCAGATGTTTGGCGCATATCTGGACGGCGAGCTAGTCGGCTTCGCGTCGGTGATCCTGTCAATTCTGCCCCACTATGGAAAGAAAGTGGCAACACTCGAAAGCCTGTTCGTCGGCAGCGCGGCACGATCCAGCGGCGTCGGCGGCGAACTGATGAACACCGTTGAAGACCATGCGCTAAAGGCTGGCTGCGTGGCCGTCCTCTATAGTGCCCCGGCTGGCGGCACGCTTGAAAGGTTGCTGTCGCTGCGCAAGGCTTACCGGCGCACCAATTCAGTCTTTTGCAGGAGCCTATGAGCGCACTCGTTGCCCCGCATCCGGCGCTCCCGCCAACAGCCCCCGGCATGGTCGAAAGGCTGAAGGATGTGCAGGCCGAGTTTCTGAAGCGCGAGCAAGCGCCAATCAGGACAGAGCACATCATTCACGGCGGCATGTACTCGCGCACCATCACGATGCCTCCCGGCGTGGCCCTCGTCGGCGCATTCGTGAAGATCCCCACGCTGGTTATCACGGTCGGCACCGGCAAAGTGCTCGTCGGCAGGGAATGGGCTGACATCGCGGGTTATCAAGTGCTCCCCGCCAGCGCAGGCCGGAAGCAAATCTTCGTCTCGCATCCCGACAGCCCGCTAATCATCACGGCAATCTTTCCCACGCAGGCCAAGACGGTAGAGGAAGCCGAGGCAGAGTTTACCGACTAAGCGCATTTGCTGCTTTCCCGAGTGCAAGACCTAAATACCGTCACAATCACAGGAGAATAACAATGTCTGGAGCCATCGCAACAGCGGCAATCGTCGGCGGGATCGGCGCGATCGGCGCGGCAGGGTCGATTGGCGGTGCTGCGATTGCGTCTCATGGGGCCGGACAAGCGGCCAAGACGCAGGCCAGCGCCGCCGACTATTCCGCGCAGTTGCAATACCAAGCATCACAGCAAGCGCTCGCCTTCCAAAAGCAGCAATGGGCGCAGCAACAGCAGAATCTTGCGCCATGGCTGCAAGGCGGTCAGGCGGGCCTCGCTCAGCTTGAGTACATGATGGGCCTATCCCCGCAGGGATCGACGCAGCAACCGGGCTCGGCGGGCGCAAGTGCGCCATCAGGCGGCGGCGTCAACGCGGGCATGGGCGGTGCGGGCGGCAATCAGCCCATCGGTATCAATGGCGCTCGGCCCATGATGGTCAATCCGCAGGACACGCAGGGCGGCTATAACCCACTGCCGAGCAACACGCCATTTGGTGCGAATCCTGGCGGGCCCATGCTGCCCGGCACCGGCATGGCGGGTGCTGGGGCGGGTCAGGGCGGCGCAGCGCCAGCAGCGACAGGCAGCCCGAGTTTCACGCCTAACCTTGCGCTTGGCGGCTTTGGCTCGCTCATGCAGCCATACGGCCAGCAATTCACGGCCCCGGATGCGCTGACGGAGCAGAATGACCCCGGCTATCAGGCGCGGCTATCGCTCGGCACGGATGCATTGCAGCGCTCAGCGGCGGCGCGCGGCAACCTGCTTACCGGAGGCACGGCAAAGGCGCTCGACCAGTACGCGCAGGACTATGCCTCGAACGAGTACGGTAACGTCTACAACCGCGCATTCAATCAGTACGCGCAGAACTACAACCAATACGAGCAGCAGCAGGCGAACCAATATAACAAGCTCGCGGCACTGGCTGGCAGCGGGCAGCAGACGGCGGGGCAGCTCGGCATGCTCGGCAACCAGGCATCGCAGGGTATCAGCAATAACTTGCTGAGCACGGCGGCCAACATGGGGCAGCAGTACAACAATGCAGCAGCGGCGACCGCTTCGGGC